AGTACGGGAAGATTGCATACCGCAGCCGGGAACCCACAGAAGCCGAGATATTGGTATTGGTAAATAGGGTCAGACCAATATCCGTTACCCGAACGTCGGAAAACACGTTGATGCTGTCTTCGCCAAAGATATAAAGAAAGTTATTGGCTGACAACAACTGGATAATGTTGGAATGCAGCGTAGAGTCTGTCAGCGTCAGTGCGCCTGAAGACAAGCTTACAAAGTCTGAGTACGATCCTGCTGCCGTGTAGCTGATAGTGCGACCTTGTGCCACCCAAGTACGGCCTGAGAACGTCTGGATGCCCGTTAAATCATTGGTATTGGCTATGGCAATGGCTGCTGCATTAGAGCCACCGCCGCCAGATATGCTCACTGTAGGCGCGGAGGTGTATCCGTCACCATTATTGGACATAATGATCTGGGTTATCTGACCGCCTGATACAACAGCAGTAGCGGCAGCATTGTTCCCACCACCGCCGCTAAAACTAACAGTAATATTTGACGCATTGGTATATCCAGTGCCACCATTAGTCACCAGCACAGATACCGTGCCGACCTTAAACGTTACAAGTCCAGCAATTGCAGTAGCGTTTGTGCCACCGCCACCAGTAATTGTCACTGTAGGCGGGGATGTGTAACCAGTACCAGCCTCAGTGATGATGATGCTTGTCAAAACGTTAGCGGTAATAATCGCTTCGCCTTGAGCTTGTATGCCACCAGTTTGATTAGGTGCGGAAATATTGACTACAGGCGTAGTAGTGTAGCCAGAACCACCATTTGTAATACCTATCTGACCAACAGCACCAATAGTTACAAGATTAGTTCCATCCCAAGAGAAAACACCCTTTTTAGGGTCACCAATCAGGATGCGTTCATCTTTCCACTGAGTAATATTGATGTTGGAAGACGAGAATGTGCTGGCATTTGCTACGTTGCCAAGCGTGTCTGTATCAATCTCTATGTACTGTGCAGAACCATCCTGTTTAAATGCAAGTAAATAGTCTTTGTTATTGATGTTGGCAGACAGAAACGACGTAACCGTGTTCGCAAAGACATGGTTAGACGTATTTGCAGCAGGAACAATCTTTAAGTTGGCGTAACCAATAGGCATAGCGTTCTCAAGCCATGAGAACTCGCCCTTTTCCAAAGCCGTGCGGTTAGCTTTCGTGTTTACTCCACGAAATTCCTTAACGACTTCGTATGATTTTTTCTGTTCTGCCGCTGCCATGATTAGAACGGAGTGCTATAAGCATCAGGCAAACGCCGTGTCATCACGGAGGTCAGCACAGCCTGAACTTGTTTGATGTATTCCTGCTTATATATCTCTGCTTCACCATAACTTTGCTCTTTGTACTTGGCCTTATATGCAGCGTAGAAGGCTACGGGGCTGGTGTAAGGATCAATAATTACATCAGGCGTAGTAGAGGTAGCCAGAGCAAGGTCTTGCGGGAGAATAATGGTGTCAATCTCAACGGTATATATCTGATCCGGTACTGGAGACAGATAAATTGTTGACTGACCGAAAATAGAAAAGGCTATTGGCCTACCAATGTAGTTTTGCCAGTAGCGTAACTGAGCATTGAACTGAGTCCAAGGCAAATACTGTAGAGGAACGCGGCTATTTCCCCAATACAAGTTCATGTTTACCACATCGAACGTGTTTGTTCCCTGCGGTAAAGCCACATAATTCATTTTCTCAACATCGCCTACGTATTGCAGCGTCGCTGTTCCACTTGTAAACGGGGCTGACGGAGGATACATAACGTTTGCCGCTGGATAAGGCGGTGAAGAATCACCAGTAGTACCAGCCACAGTAACTTCATAAATGAAGATGTTGGAATAAAGATATTGCCCTTGCGTGACCGGCGTATTTGCAGTCCACGCTACAGGCTGAGTCGCCGTTGCTACAGGAGCAAGCGGGGTTTGGGTAATCTGGATAGTGCGGAGGCAACCAGTATCACGAACAACACGCTTCCTTGCGGAGTTAATGTAGTCCGTTAGCTCTGGATCAGAGTAGAAATTACCATTTGCATCATGCAGAAGCCTTCTGGTTTCCGTGATGTAACTGGATAAGGTTGCCATTTAATTTCCATACTCAAGCGGCTTTTTCGACCCTTCGCCCCACCCTGCCTTGCGGCAAAGGCGGGGGTACTAAGTCAATCGCCGGGGATAAGGAGCGATTCGGTGTCGGCTGTTCTTGGGCTATGTCAAACTTTTCAAGAATTTCCAATCCAGCAGGAATGTCATTCTTAGTTTTGGCAAAGCCAAGTCTAGCCAAAAACGGTTCTTTATCTTCCGACCCGTAACCGAATATGTGACGCGCAACTTCTACGGGAATCTCTACCGTTTCATTCACAGGGAATTTATACGGCTTAAAAGCGTATTCGTCGATCAGAGGCTTATCGCTCCGATTGGTCACATAAACAGTTGTCATAGGCTAATTACATCACCGTAAACAGAAACGTCGCACGTTGCGCCAGAAACAGCAGTGCCAACCTTCACATAAAGCGATCCGGCAGTGTAAGCAGTAGAAGCAGCATCAGTTGAAAGACCAACATCTTGCCACTTGTTCGTGCCAGTTACCGAGCTTAGTGTTACTGCATTGCTAACCGCATTTGTTGCATTCCCATCATTGCTGGTGAGAATGGTAACGTTTGCGGTAGCAATGCTGGCGCTAGGATTAGTAACGACAATTCTGCGAACGATGTATTCAGTTCCACCCACGATAGGGATTTGTGCAACTGCATTGCCAGTAGCGTTCAACGAAACGTTGACTGCCGTGCCAATACGGAAGCTACCAAAGCCATCTGGGTATAACGATCCTACATGGTTAGCATTCATGTCGGCTCCTTATGCGTAGGTTTCGCCAACGGCTTGACCCGCGTTCACTTGGAACAGGGTAATCGTCGGAGTACCAGACAGAACGTTTGCACGAATGTTCACGCCATCAGACACGAAATAACCACCAGCATTGTTGGCAACAACAACAGCCCAAGAAGCGTTGCTGATATTGCCAGTAGTATTGGTGTTGAGTTCGATAGTGACGTTGGCAGTCGGAGCGATGTAGTAATCGCCAGCAGGAACGGTCACAGTTGCATTACCCGCAGCATAAGCTTGGAAGAATGCACCAGCGGCGTTAGTTGCTGCGCCAGCTACTAGGATTTTGTTAGACATGACTATTTCTCCTTAAAGTGTCAGCGAGTTATAGCCCGTCACCTTTGTCATCGACTTAGGCTTGGTGTTGACCAGTTCTGCAATCATCAGAACAGCGCCCACGTAGCCAATCTGCCAGTTCGGGAGAGTCGATTCAAAGCCCGTGAACACAAACGAACCCTGCTCATGGATGTAGAGCGACAGGTAGTTGCTGTTCAGGAAGTACACAGTACCTTCCGGGCAGTAGGGGTCAGGATAAATGGGAACGCCAGCAACCATCAGCGCACGGAAACCAGACTGAGGGCCATTTGCATCGCCATCAAAACCGGAACCCGGAGTGACAACGTATTGCTCTTGACCAACATAGTCTTGTGCCAGCAGCGTCCAAGTACCAAAGCCGCAAACACCAAACGACGGAACTTCAGCACCGTTCTTCACAGTACCGGAAATGTACTGAAGGATGTTTTGACGGGTCGGGTTGACCGAACCGGCAGCGTAGGCTTTCGACTTCCACCAAGTGTAGGTCGAACGGTCAATGTTGCCGTAAGTGCCGGAATCTGACACAGCAGCAGGCAGACCGATGAACTGCTGATTGTTCGAGGTGTTGGTATACAGGGCGGTTGCCATTGCATCCATCATCACGTTAGTCGCGTCATTCATACGCGCTTCGATCAGGGGGATAACAGCAGCATCTTGCTGTACTGCACCTTCCATGCCGAGAAACGGCACAGGAGCAATCATCAGTTTCAGGTTAAATTCAGCGTTATAAGCACCCTGCTGAACAGACGGTTGAGCGAACGAGCCGCTATAGTCTGACCACTGAGCGTTTACAAACTGAGAACCCTGAACGGGAACGGTTACGGACGAGACACCACCAGAAGCAGACTGACTGTTAGCAATCAGCGCCGCCATCAGCGGTGTTGAGTTATAAAGCTGTACAACAAGTTTTGGGATAAAGGCTCTGCGGGTTACGTACGTAAGTTCCGTGAACTGCGTACTCCCGCTAGCCGGTAGAATCCCTCCGCCGATAGGCATAATGAACTCCTTAATTAAAAACCCGGCTCATATCAGAGCCGTATAACAATCCGTCAACTAACCCTTTAGAAGCATCAATAACAATAAAGCCATTGTCTTCTAAAAGCTTTTTGGCGGCCTCAATTCTATCCCCCATTTATTGATTACAACCCAATAGGTTTAGGGTTGCGTCGCAATTCGTGTAATGCTTTAGCCGCCTCGTTACGCGCACCTTGTACGGGATTCTTCCAGTATTCAGACAGATTGAACTGTTTGATCGCGGAAGGATTGTAGCCAGTAGGCGTAGGTTTGGCGGCTTGTTGCATGTACTGCCAGTATTCGGCAGCAGCTTCGTGGTCAGCAATACCTTTTTCGAGCATTACTTTCTCCACTTGCTCAACCTGTTCATCGCTGTC